GAGAAACTTATGGAAATATTAAATTTCCCTGAAGTTTCTACGCTCGGAGCATACAAAGGTGGCGTCTTATTGCGAAAGCCAGCAGAGATTATCGTCTCTGACACCCGCCCTGTTTTTGTCCAATTGAGCAGGAAGAAAAAATCATCTTTTGCCAGTAACGAGTACGCTGAGCGAGTCTCAGAAAAGCTCTCTGCCGGCCCATCAGTTCTTATTCAGCCTCGATGGGTTTGCTCTAGAGACCGGACGATTGAAGAAATTCTCTCCGATATCAAGAACGAACCGATTGTGCCACCTGTTGACCCGGCAGTCGAAAGCACGCCGCCTGTCGAAACTGACATCGACACGCCTACTTCCGGCGTCGAGTGTACTGACGCAGCCAAGAAGCTGGCTGACGAGTCAGACATCGACATTGCCGCAGTGCCCCATCTAGGCCATCGCGTCACAAGAGCCGATGTACAGGCTGTCCTGAACACATGAGAATCCTCTGCGTCATATCGAATGCGACGTGGCGAAACACGTTCGGCCCGGCAGTTTTAGACGGGCTATGCACTTTCTCTGATGCCAGGGTGGTTGCAAAATGTAAGCCCGAAGGACTTCGCGGGAACGATGCGCTTTGTGTCTGGAACGGCGCGAAGGATTTATCAGGCAGGCTTGTTGTGGCCGCCAGAGAACAGGGTATCAAGACGATCGTTGCGGAGCGCGGCTTCTTCAACCGGATGAATTACACTCAGATTGATCTTGAAGGATTCAACCATACCGCGAGTTGGGCGAACGACACCCATACTATCTGGGGCGACGAGAATCGCTTCTTTAAGGCTTTTGGCAGTCGCCCTGCTGAGCAGAAGAGCCGCGAGAACGGTTATATCCTTGTCCTTGGCCAGGTTCCGACTGACGCCCAGTTGAAAGATTCCGAGATTCGCCATGCTGATGTTTTGGTAGAGCTGGTCAAAAATGCTCTGCCTCCGGGCCTGGAAGTCAAGCTCCGTAAACACCCGACCATAGCTGAGCCTGGCCGGTCACTCGAAGACGATATCCGAGACGCCCGATTCTGTGTGACGATCAATAGCAACTCTGGCAATGAAGCAATCGCCCGAGGATGCCCGGTATTGTCGTTTCACCCATCCCTCTACACCATGGCTGGCGTCGCTCACGAAACTACCGTGGCGACGCTGCCGGACGACTTACAGCGGATGCTCGATGGATATCATCCGACTACCACCGACGCGACTCATTACCTTCATGCCTTGGCAAGCAGGCAATGGAACGATGCTGAGCTGCGCGAGGGATCGGTTTTGAAAAGGTTATTGGAGAACTGATGGCATATGTTACCAAATTTGAATACGGTTATTGCTATGAAGACCGCGCAGATATTCATACGTCCAGGCTGAAACTTCTTGGGATGGATACCCGCGAGCCTGGCAATAACGAACGTGGCTGGCTCTGGATGTCAACGGTTGATACAGGCGGTTCTCTCGCTGTGACATTCTACAAGGATCAGGCCGGGGCGTCTTCGGTTATGACCGGAACATCTGATATTTCAGGCATTGCGGACGCCCCGGTTCAGGTGGTGCTTGCCGAGGCGAATTCGTCGGGTTTGTCCGGTGAGATATGGGTTCACACTCATGATGCCGATGTGACGCTGAATGCTGTACTCGTGTCCTTGTGCGTTGATGAAGACCTTGCAATTTGCTTTGCCGACATTGACGATCTCCCGGACGATGTTTATTCAGCTTCCGAGGGCCTGGCCTTCCATTGCGCGGCTGCAACTCGCAATACGCTCCTGCGAGCTTCCCAGCTCTATTCTACGCAGCTTGGGGGCCATGGCGGACCGGAAGACCGACGTTTGACTGGCGCGACCCGTCTTGTGCCTGATTACCGCAGACTGAGTGTGCCTGACGAACTCAAAGAGGTGGCCACGTTCTGGGCGCTCGAGTTGGCATTAGGCTCGAAGCATGAAAGACACGACGAAACAATGTACTCCGAACTTCGCGATTATTACAAAGAGTGTCGTAATAACGCAATTGATTCCTGGAATCTGACGTTCAACCTTGATCCGAGCGACAACGACGACGCTGACACCACCTCTAACACGACCACCAGCTTTCCAACGAGGTTATAGCCATGGCAAAGAAACTCACAGACGAGCAACTGACAATCGTTATTGCCAATGAACGAAAAAACAATGGTGAGCCGTCGTATATCAATCAAGAGATAGATATGATATCCTGGCGTCAGGCTACATATTACATGCACGTCAATAATATCGACACAACGGCTGACATGAAGATCCAAGAATCGGACGTGTCTGGTAGTGGTCATGCTGATATTGCCGGCACTGCGATAACCCAGCTCACCGGCTCCAGCGACGATACACCAGTTGCTATTGAGGTTGACAGTACGGTTTCTGCAAGGAAGCGGTATCAAAAAGTGATTGCCACAGTCGGAAACGGAACGATCGGAGCAGACCTAATGATATATGTAGTACTCTCTGGATACCGTGGAACCGCCACTCAGGTTGCGAACGCGGGCCAGGACGAGATCGTTAGTGTGTAACAATGGCAAAACGATACAAAGCCAGCGGGTTCAAAGAAACTTACCACGACCTCGACAAACTTATGTCGCCGACCGAAATTTGCAGGGTAATGGCTGAGATAGAAAACAAGATGCACATACTTGTTACGGTCATGATTGGGTCTGCAACGGCTGGGCTCGGGCCGAACGGGAGCGCTTACCAGGCCTATTCAGCTAAATACCTCGTCAAGAAGCGAAAAGCAGGGCAGGAGTATCTCCGGCTCCGCGGCATTAACCGAGAACCAAGTCAGGGCATGTTGTCGATTCCACGTTTCACAGCATCTCACAAAACCACTGGTATCAAAGCCCAAAATAGCGAGATGGTGTTGAAGTGGAAGGGTCAGAATCACCAGATGACAAAGTATGCCAAGGCTCATAATTACGGCGAGGGCAGGATGCCTGAGCGAGAGTGGATGCACCTTGACTCAGACGCAGGCGATGAGGCAATCAGCCAACTTGCAAACTTAGCCTTGGACCAGCGAGCGGCAGCTTTCCAGGCAGGGACAATATAATCATGGCAGAAATCACAGTTGCAAATATCGAAGGCGAGATCCTTGATGATTTACAAAGCGCCCTTGCAGCCGCAACGGTATCCAGCGTGGATTTCTTCGACGCGGTTTATATTTGCGCATCTGAGGAATCTGTCAAGGACAAGAGATTTACCAGCCCTAAATTTGCGGCAATCATTTGCGACGAGATTACCGAGGGCCATGCAGCCAGCCTGCGCCGAACCGGTCATGTGATGGTAACTCTCTTGGTTGCGTTCAAAGGCGACGAAGGCGAGGGCACGGCCAAGGGAGCTTTGGGACTTGCAGCCGGGGCCAGGAACGCGATTGAAAGCACTCCGCCATCCGACGCATCAGCAGTCAATACCGACGACCAATACGGCGAATTCCACGAGCCTCTTGAGTGGGGCGAGATCACACTTGTAGACGACAAGGAGCCTTGGATGATTGCCAAGATTCCACTAACGATAAACTTTTCAATAGCCAGCCGAACCAGCCATTAGGAGACAATGTCATGGCCGAAACAGTATTTTACGATCCGAACACCGTGCTTTATGCAGCCGTACCAGTCGCGGGAATCTTGTCGATTTCCTACAACGACCCGACTCTGCCTATGGATGTACGCGGCGGCGATGGTCAGGTGACCCAGTACCTGCCAGACGCTGGAATTATCCGCGGCAACATAGCCTGCAAGGACACTATCGAGGCCGGTAAGTTGTCAAACAAACACGAGGGATCTGATGTGACCGCTCACGTCAAGGATGCTTTGGGTGCAGATTTCCTGCTTACGTTAACTGACTTCTGCTCAGGCGGCGTGTCGAGCGCAGCTTCTACGCCTGCGGCCCCTGCTGTCTTGCAGTTTACTGCCCTGGCTGTCTCGCTGGCAGCCGTGTAATGACATTCGATCAATGGAAAGAATTTGAGGCTGTGCATCGCCGGGAAATCTCTGGCGATGTAGCCCACCCTGACAACTGCCCCAAGCTGACAATCTTCGGGGTGGACTTTGCAATTCCTTCGCGAAAAGTTCAGGTGACAGCCAGCCTGACACCGAAGTTTGACGGCGGCAAGGCCACTCTGACTATACACGAGCCTCCAGAGGTTCCAGAATGGTCTGAGATCAAAGAAGTGTCTCTTGGCGCTCCGGTAGTTCCTGTGAACGAATGCCCGACGTGTGGGCACATTCAGGAGCTTCAGCTAGAGGACATGGCTGGTCACGTCGAGTACCTAGGCAAGTGCATGGAGCTTGCTGCGCGGTCGTTGCGATGCCAGTACGAACTTTCTGACGATGATCTGTCATTGATGTTTGCCCCGGCAGACATTAACAGCACCTGGCTAGTCGATCTACTTGAGTGGTGTGCATAATGGCTAGAGCTCCTCTCATGTTGACGCTCGGTCTCAAGGCCACGAGAGCGGTGCAAAACGCTGCTAAGGCTAAAAAGTCTCTCAAGGGAATTGAGAAAGGGGCCAAGGGTGCTGGCGGCGAGCTTGATAAGGCTGATAAAAAAGGTGTAAGCCTCTATAAAAATCTTGGGATTGCAGGCGGGGCAATCGCTGGAATAATGGCGATTAGCGCAGCAGCAGCAAAACTGTTTGATATGCTGGACAAGTCAAACGAAGCATACGCCAGGCTTGCCAAAAATTCGCTTACTTTCCAAGAGCAGTTACTTGCCCCAGCTGCTCAATTTGGTGTATCGACAGATGTTCTAGCAAACGAGATGGCCCGAATGGGCGTGAAGTACGGTATAAAGCCTGAACATCAAGCCATGGCAGCGAACGCTATGCAATCGTTGGATTCAGCGAATATCTTCGGCGGGAAATTGTTCCAAGGAGGTAAGCTGACTGATGAGGCTTTGACAACCGCCGGTATATCGATGACGTTCATGGCACAAAAAAAGGCCTGGTCTGCTGCGCCAGATATCGGGTCGCTTGTCCGGGCGATTGCAGGTCAAGACAACCCAACACCACGTCAGCAGTATTCCGCACTAGGTAAAATTGAAGCTGCTTTTGGCGGCGCAAAAGCGGTGAATTGGGGCGAAGCGATTTCTGGCATGAACGCGGGATTGTCAGGCATGATGAGGCAAGGCGCTGATCCTAACAAAGTAATCCCAATGTTCGCAGCAGTTTCTCATGTAATGAAGTCGTCGGTAGCTGCCGGCGAGACGATGAAACAGATGTTTGCAAAAGTCGGCCAGACGTACAATCCTGATTTTGAAGGTCTTATCACGGATTACGCGAATCTGCAAAAAAACGACCCAGCCGAGTTGATGCGATCAGTCATCATGAAGTTGGCGACAGGAACTCAAAAAGGAAATGCTGAGCTTCTCAGTCTCCTTGGTATCGACGAAACAATAGCTGGCAAGTTTATGGCTGCGTCTGCGATGGTGGAAAAGACGCTCGCTCTTGAAAAAACAATCGCAAATGTTAACCCAGATGATGTGGCATTCAAAATGAGGGGCTGGAAATTCTCAACCGTTGGCAGGGCGGCTGTCGCAGAGGCCAATCGCCACTATGTTGAAATGCAAAGATCGGGGAATGTCGCTGAGGCCGCCCAGCTTGACGCATTGGCAAAGACCGCCGCTCAATGGTCAGAAGAGCAAGCTGATATCGGATATGAAATAGAAAAGGTATTGACCCCCGGAGGCGATACAGCTGATAGGGAATTGGCGATAGAGGCTTATCTGAAAAGCCGGTACGAGGATGAGGCCACGATGCCGAAAGGCATCACGCTCAGAGAATATAACCGCCACATGGAAAAGGTTGGTGGAAGGAAGTTTGTATATTACAACCAGCACGATAAGCTGGTTAGTGACCTCAATCTCAGAGACGACTTGATTAGCCCTGAGTCCATGGCGAATAAATATAAAAAAGCAACAATGGCTTACTTATTCCCGTTCCATGGTGTGGAAATAATAAAAAACAAATTACACTTTCAGCGACTCGATAGCTTCGATGGATATGAGTTGCATAGCGGCGCAGTGATAACGGCTAACCAAGCGTACATGGAAGTCAGAAGGCTTCGGAAGTACTCAACTGGCATCAGTCAAGAAGAATGGATGCAGTACCAAAAAGAACAAGACTGGAGGGATACCGAGCTCGCGATCGACGCAAGAGAGGCGGAGGTAAGAGAAGCCCAATCAAAACTCCCCAAAACAAGGCTTGGCCGTCAAGGCGGCAACCTCCCAGCCGCCGGGACGTCAATAACAACCATCATAGGTTCTCAATATAATTTCAACAACAACAAGCAGCCTGATAACGTTTCGCCGTCTGACGGAAAAGGTGGCGGCAAAGGGCCAGGTAGCCAAGAATGACCACGACATATAAAATTGATACGATTTTGAACTATGGTGAGCGAATAAAAGTCGGCACGGCGGAGCCTCGATTGTCGGCAGATACTTTGCCAAGCGTTGACGGTGTTTTTGTTCAGCAGTTTGGGACTGGTGCGCGACGGATATCAATTGATGGTTTTTTTCAATCCATCGATGCAGTCGGCGGCGCTGCATCAGCTTCTCAGGATATCGAATCAACCACCGAAACCAAGCGAGTAAACAATGTCAACACGGTTCCCGGCACGTTGACTTTCAACGGAGAGACTTACGAAAATTGCATTATGGTTCGATACGACAAAGCGACTCTGATTCAATTCGAGCGTGTATCTGGAACAACTTACAGGGCGTACTGCCGTATGGTAGCAGAATTCATTCAACTATATCAATAGGAGCCAGCTATGGCATTGACAATAAGTGCAATCACAAAGAAGATCGGCACGCCGACCAAGTCAAATCACACGCTGTACAACACCGGCAGTTCGACAATCTATATCCATACCGACATTACCAAGACTGGCTTTGTCGGTAATGCAGCGGAGCTGCTTGTGCTGAGTGAGATTGAACTACAGGCAGGCGAGAGCGTGACGATTGATCAAACGCTCAATGATGTTTTGGCTGTGTGCGCAACCGGCGAATCATCGACGTTGCGAAAGGCAGCAGGTGACCTGCGCCCTTTTGAGCCGAACCCCCCCGCCAACTCAGTAGGCGTACCAGAACTCACCGCCCCGATGCAAGCCTTGTTACCGTATGTTGAAATCACATCGGTTGATAATGAAAGCCTTACGGGTGCCAAAGTGTATTTTCAAGTAAAGGACGCCGCTGGGAATAACCTCGCGGGCCTATTCTTTATTCGCTTTTTCTTCGATGAAGAGGAGTACGGATCGGGCTGGGGCGACTTTTGGGGTGCGGGTATCCTTAATGATGGTGACGTGCTCTTCGATGCATCGCCTAGCTACGAACGACCTCATAGCGATATATCAGCGGGGACAGTGGTAACGTCACCAGACGGGTCTGCGGAACTCGAATTGAACCTAGAGGATCAGTCTGTATCCGAGTTCGTAATAGCAGGCGTTGTCGGTCAGGCATTCTCGGCGCCAGTAACCATATCGTGATATCAGGATAGTGCAATCGTGACAACCATTACAACTACTACGAAGGAAAAAACAATGGAAACTATAGCAATAAAAGAAGGTACAAACGTCGTCGAGCGAAAAGGCGTAAAAGTGAATGAAACCGTCGTGGTCAGACAGCAGACAAAAGAGCAAATCCAGGCAAAACGAGATACCGTTGCTGGCTTGCTGGTGAAGTCTGAGGCTAGGACGGTATCGCTGGCCAATGTCTTGGCTGGAATAGATAACACCCTGGCTCAGATGTAGGATCACGTATGACCTGGCCAATAGACAACCTCGACATGACCCGCCGACTCCGTCGCTCAGACGGTCAGGATACGGTTATGCCGATATCACGGTTCAGCATTCTTGATGCAGGTTGATCGGCAACATGCCAGGGTGATAACCCGCTGGGCGCCAGACTTTGGTTACAAAGCAACCTACATTTTAGGCAGTCTGTCAGGCGGCGAGAAAATCGAAGATGAGACTGACAACGGCGGTAGTAACGATGAGCAAGTACTTTTTTTGGAGCCAGCCATGGCATTGACAATAAGTGCAATCACAAAGAAGATTGGCACGCCGACCAAGTCAAATCACACGCTGTACAACACCGGCAGTTCGACAATCTATATCCATACCGACATTACCAAGACTGGCTTTGTCGGTAATGCAGCGGAGTTGCTTGTGCTGAGTGAGATTGAACTACAGGCAGGCGAGAGCGTGACGATTGATCAAACGCTCAATGATGTTTTGGCTGTATGTGCTACCGGCGAATCATCGACGTTGCGAAAGGCAGCAGGTGACTTGCGCCCTTTTGAGCCGAACGTTTACGGAGAGATATCGGCTGTATCAAATTCGACCGAAACTGTGATTGTTGCACAGGGTACGGCGGTTCAGGTGTTGATATTCGATACGAACGGATGCAATAACCGCCTGACACCTGACCACACGAATGATCATCTGACGATTGTAGACCCTGGCTGTTACAAGATTGATGTTGCCGCAACCGTCAACTCTGTCGGTGGGGCTGGCAGTAGATTTGAGATGACCGTCCGAAAGAACAATGGGTCAACCCAGGTCGGCGCGTTGCATGTTGACCGCAATATTGAGGGTGGAGGGGGCTCTTCAGGTAGCGTGTCGATGACGGGCTTGGCTGATCTTGTGGCAGGTGACACGCTTGAGGTTTGGGTCGAAAACGAAACCAATACCGCTAATTATATCCTTGAAGATATAGTTTTGACAGCGATAAGGATCGCTCCAACAACATGACCATAACCAACGCAGTATATACACCTCCGGTAATGGAGGTAAGAGTCTCTGACTTTGTCCAGGTGCAGGGTGTGCCGACATGGTTGCCGGAAGACATCGCGCTTTTCTGGCAACCCTTAGCTATCGAATGGGCGTCAAACGGTGGAATCTCAAAACTTAAACTGCGATATGAACTCGGACGCGGCAAGAATAAGGATCATCAGGAGAACATTGAAGACGAATTCGCAATCGCCGGTGACAGGTTCATCTTGGTAGATTCTGACGGTACGCGGTGGTTTGACGGTCACATGGGGCACAAGTCGATCCTGCTGCAAACCCAACAGGACAAAGAAACTTATTCGATAACCGCCTACGGGCCAGAACTCCGATTGGTTCACAAAGTCGTATACGGCCAGTGGTATGCGTCCAAAGCAATCGACGACAAGGAAATTACTGGAACCGTTGACACGGGTGAAAGGATATTCTCCAACGCCGTGCTTGTCCCAATGCCGTGTGTTCTGAACCCCAACGGCGAACCTAACATGAGCGAATCATCATGGGCGTTGAAGAGCGACGCGATTGCAGCCGATACCAAAGACTCATATGTTTTCTTCCCGGCTGGCAGGCCCGCTTCTGGCGATGTTGGGGCGGCGAAGCTGTGGACAGCATACAAGGCGTTGCGAACTCTCGTTGAATATATCGACGATGGCGATGTCATTTCAGACGAGCAGACCGACTGGGACGAAATCGAAACTTTACTGCAAGGCGACCTTGGGTTTGATCCGGTGCTGCCAGAGGTCAACCTTGAGGGCAAGAATCTTCTTGAGGCGATCTCTGAGATCCTCCTGCCACTTGGGTATGGGTTCAATCTGCAACCATGGAGCGAAAAAGACGCCGACGATGTTTATCGTTACAAACTCAGAGCTTACCCGCAGCACGAGGCAGCGTGGTCGAAAGAGCCTGAGCTTGCAAAGCCAAGTTCCGAGACTGGGAATAACATCGGTGACGAGGATAGCGCAGAAGTCTCAAGGCTCCATATGGAATACAACTCGCTCAATATCAGAAACGATGTCCGGGTAATAGGTGATGTGCAGCGGATGGAGTGTGTGGTCAAATGGGAGGGTGGGGCTGATGAAGAGGATCTTGTCCCAGGGTGGGATATTATAAGCTACGACGTTGACACATATCGCGTTGACGGCAAGGTGTTGTTAACCAATTGTACCCCTACGAACCGCGAAAACTTTCTGAATCGTCACGAGCCGACAGGTGAAGACTTCGGTACATATGGTAACGTATTTCGTGAATACATCCTTGACACAGACGGAGCGGCATTTGATACCTCGTCACAAACAGCAGACCTCACAGGCCTGGATTCAGACTTTGATGATCATGTCAACAGGTCACGAACTTTTGGCCAGACCTGGCAAATAGACGGCGATGGTGGAATGCCAAGAAATAAGCCTGCTTATGCGACTATTGAAATCGCGGGCAAAACTGAAACTGCCGTTGTGATTCCCAGCGTTGTTTTTGACCGAAAGAGAGCAGCTTTCAGAATTATGCGGAATAAGCTTGACGAATGGCGTCCTTTCGACAAATACAATGTCAAAAAAGACAACCACGACACAGCAACGCTAACGGACCCGGATACAAAAAAAAGCATCGCCAACGCAACCTATCTCGACTTGATCCAGAACACAATCGACGACACGGGGCTAAAGTGTGTCATTAGGCTTTATACTTCCATCGAAACGGATAAGTTCACCGAAGGTCATTACACCCGCAAGCTGACTCAAACTTGGCCGTTTACTTGCAAAAAGATCGTCAGGTTGCCTAACCGGTTCCGGTGGCAAGATCAAGTAACTGGCAGGCCTGTTGGCAATACGATCAACCAGGCTGCGGACGCCTTGGACCTGGCTTCGAGGATGGGCGATGCGCTCGAGGACGAAGCTGGTAACGGCTCCGTAATGCTCAGAATGATGACACAGGACTACTGGCCCGGCATGGGCATCCCCAGGACGTCTGAGAGGGCGATAGAGCTGACTGTTGATGGTGGGGAGCAGCATTATCCGCCGATCATCCACACGGTATTCTGGACGATGCTGGAGGGTACTTTTACGACCGAACTGGTGCTTGATTCTGATATCGTAAAGGTTGGACGATGAAAACAGGCAGTGACAATGTACGATACGACACGCGCGCCCAGCGTAACGCCGAACATTACCAACGGCTGACATTGCCAGATTTGCCTGTTGAGGCCCAAGCCTCGGCTGGCAGGCAGGGTGTGTGTAAGATCACGGTGGACAACGCAGACGGTACTTACGAGTGCACCGAAGTCATCTGGGATAGTTCGACTTCGACATGGGACTTGCTGGCTGCTGGCGGTGGGTTTGTCGGTGAAGAGTGCCAGGACTTTCTCGAAAGCACGGCAGGTTCAGTAGATGACATTGTACGCTTCTGGACTGACATCTCCGAAGAGGGAGAGCTTACGATATTCATCGATGTTGGGGCGGCGGGCGGCGGGGGTGGCACTCACACCCTTCTTGACGGATCGACCCATACGGACACGGTAAGCAATACCGTTGAAGAGGGCGCTGTCACATTTGGCAATGCTACCTCTAAGTGGGATATGACGCATCTTGTTCACATCGACCCAGACAATTTCAATGTCGGGATTGGGACATACTGGGAAGACGGGAGCAATGTTACATATGATTTGCACCTGCTAGACACCGACCCAGTCATGGCTATAGAAAGCAAGGCAGGCACAGGTGACGGCACTGCCACCCTCATATTCACCACTGATTCAGGAATGGGTTATGACAATATCTGGAGATTCCAGCAAGTCTCGGAAGGTGAGCAGCTTGACCTTGCTTTTGCGAGCAGTACTACTGGTGGTATTACCTATGTTAGCTATACACTTGATTCTAGTTTAGGCCAACATAAAATCACGTTCAACCCAAACGATGACGACGTTGAGTTCTGGATGCTGGACTCGTCTGGCAATCCAGTTATTGATATACAAGACAAATATATTGGTTTTTTTGACACAACCCCAGTATCCCAAAGAACCAAAGCCAGCCATAATAATTGGGCTTCACTTTCGGATGTCGTGGACGCCCTCGTCGAACTAGGTTTATTTGACACAGCCTGACCCCAGGGAGAAATGATGACAGAGCAAATTACAACCGCTGGCATGTTTGCGGTGATATTCGGGTTGATTGAAATAGTCAAATTGGTCATGTCCAAGAAGAAAGAACAGCGGTGCTACTTCAAAACCAGCGATCATGAATCAATGATCAAGATGCATTCTACCGTTGAAGCTCTCGCGGACAAGATCGACCGACACAGCGAACACGCGGCCACAACCGCACAATCAAACAGTAATGACCATATACGAATCGAAGGTAGTGTTACCGGTTTGACCAGAGAGGTCAACAATTTACGTCACGACATCAAATAGGAGCTTTAACATGCAAGATATCAATCGAAAAACCTGGCTGGATTTCATTCCGGCGGGTGTAGCAATCATTATCGGAGTCCTCCTCCTATTGTGTTCAGGCGGATGCAGCTCCGGCGCCTTCCGCTTTGCCCCTACCGAGTCACAGAAACAGGCACAGTTACTTGTCGTGACGAACTTGGAATATTTGACGCCTCTTGTCGTGGACGAAGGCCAGCCGTTGCTTGAAGAGGCCAAGGACGCGGCATTGCCAGGCCTTGCTTACATGGGATTGCCGAAAGAGCCTGTTAAATCGCAGACGCCATCAGCGGTTGCATCCGTCAAAGAAGCTGCTGAGGTTGCCGCTGACAGGCCTACGACTGGACAGGTGCTCAACGATACTCTTGACCGAGCGTTCTTCACGGCAGAGCGTGTTGTTGGATTCCTCGCAATATTTGGCATATCTGGCGGAGCTGGCATTGCCCTCCAAAAGCTCAAGGCCGCCCGCAAGTCCGTAGTTGAGATCGTCACGGGTGTCCAGGCTGGCAAGACTGACATGCCGTATGACGCGAAGAAGAAGCTCAACAAGGCCCTGGATGACGCCCAGTCCGAGGACACTAGAGTAGCTGTGGCGGTCATCAAAGCGAAGAAGTGAACACTGCCAGACGCCGACAGGACTATCGCAAAAAACTACGTAAGGCCTCGTAATCTGAACGGTTGCGGGGCCGGTTTTTTATGCTCAACTCGTCATATTAGCCCCCTAAGTGCGGCGCAAGCCTGGTTGCTGTTCATAGATTAGCTATTGACTTTCCCCGGCTGCGTGCCTATCATACTTTCATGGAACCGTACCCCGCAATTATGTCGCCCCTCTGTGCCTATGCTCAGGCAAGGTTCCACACAGGGGGAGCGGCTTTTTTTAGAACTAACCCTTTTGAAAGGACACGCAAATGGAACAACCGAAAAAAATTAAGATTGATGATGTTGAGTATGTGAGGGCAGACGAGTTGCCTGCTGTAGAATCACCAGAAGGCTTGAGGCTTTGCATTATTCGCACGTACTCAGCAGGAGTTTTTTTCGGCTGGGTAAATTATGACGCCGAAAACACATACTCGTCTGTTGTCTTGATAAACAGCCGTCGTATACATCTCTGGAACGGTGCTTTCACGCTTTCGGCAGTTGCAATTGACGGAATCAGCGATGATTCTAGACTGTCACGAATCGTGCCTGAGCAAAAAGTCAACAGAGTTATTGAAATGATTCCCGTAAGCGTAAGGGCAGGGAAGCAGCTGCGTAATTTCCCGGTTCATGGTGAATAATATGGACTTATTATTCAATGCTGAACTTGGCTCTGGTTCTGGATATGGCGATGGTTCTGGCTCTGGCGATGGTTATGGCTCTGGTTCTGGATATGGCGATGGCTCTGGTTCTGGTAATGGTTATGGTTCTAGTAATGGTTATGGTTCTGGTTCTGGCGATGGCTCTGGTTGTGGTAATGGCGATGGCGATGGCTCTGGTTCTGGATATGGCTCTGGTTCTGGATATGGCGATGGTTCTGGATATGGCTCTGGTTATGGCTCTGGTTCTGGCTCTGGTTATGAACTTGGCTAAATTGCACATCAAGTTACCCTTTGCGTAGGGAGCTGGTATTACTCCCAGCGTCAATCCTGTATCGGCACGCAGTGTCAGAGCGCAAAGGCTTTATTTAGAACCCTTGAAAGGAATGCAGAATGAAAACAGCACTTCAATTGTTTGCAAAATCAATATACCACAGCCGAATATCTATGGTATGGTCTGCGATATTGGTAACGACCAATATCGCAGCCTTAGTCTCAGGCTTATTTGGGGCGTGGATATTCTTCTGTTTGGCAGTTCATGGGGTTTCGTTCGCGATATGCCTCCCCTTTGTCTTCTACCATCTTTCCAAGGCGAAAAAACTACGACTGGAAGGTGAGAAAAAAATGCTTTTTCCCCTTGACGAACAACTCGACGATGAGTAGGATGATGGTGTTATGAGTTTACCTGCCAACGACATTTTGACGTACACACGATTTAACGTGGACGCTACCCTGGCAGGTAAGCTCACGTCCACGGCTTTCAGGCTCCGATCTAAACAATCGGGGCCTGTTTTTTATTCTGAGAACGCGAGAGATGGTAGTGTGCGTCACACAGCCCGAGTGCCACTGATCCATACAGTAAGGTTCGGAGCGGATAAGGCTAACAACCCCCGCGTGGATATCATCTCTCTTTCGGGGCCAAGGTGCTTGAGCGCTCCCCCTCGCTCAGGTTTTGGCAGTTCAATTCTGTCAGGCCCCATCTATCGTAACCCGTCGCTGCCACTTTCCAACCGGCTTTATACAGCGATATTCGACCACTTCGACACGTCTACGGCAAAAATCAGAGTTTTTCTCAGCGCCAGAGACTTCGAGACTTTTCATTCAGGCATGTGGGCTAAGCAAGTAGCATAGGCACAGTAACCAGGTTAGAGCAAGAACCTGCCGGAGATGGAGAGAAGGACGAGAATAGGGGAAAGCCGGTCTATTAACACTTAGGGTATAATTAGAAAGGACAGGGCAATGAAATCGCAAGAGATTATGAACAAGGTAAAAGCAGTCGAAGAGTTTGCGGAAAGCATTGGGCTTCCGGCAGACGTTATATTTTGGGATGTTGACCGTGAAGCTACGGTTGACGATATTGAGCAGGCTGTAAACGATTGCTATTGTTACGACGGGCGAAGTCCTGTAGCAATGCGACTTACCCCGCAACTGCTTTTCTCCCACGACATCTATGTCAAGGCTGAGCCAGTAGGCGAGGATTGGTGCGATAAGTACAAGTTAGTTGACCCAAAACCGAAAGGGCAGTGCTGCGGGAATTGCGAACACGTGAAACACGCGGCTACTATACTCGCCAAGGCAAAGGCAGGCCCGCAATGACCCACAACGAATTAGTAGAGCGGGCTGGACGGTGGTTGCTCAATACCATGAGATGCAAGCTGGTCATCCTGGAGCCGAAGCCTATTTCATGCGACGAGCACCCTGACGCAATCGGTTGGGATCGTCACGGTAATTCAATTGTTGTGGAATGCAAGATAAGCAAGGCTGATTTTTATGCAGATCGTCGGAAGAAATGGCGAGAGCGAAGAACAAGCTCTGCTGATAGCCCAGCTCAGCCCTAGCGGACGGGAACTGATAGACAAGAAACGGCAGAGGCAAACCCCTCCAGAATAAAAATATTACAAACTTGCCATTTTCAACTTGATTTATTATGGCAATGATCCGATAATTACTTTCAGTGCAACAAAGTACTAACGAAAGGATAAAAACATGTGTAATTTTCTCAGCTGGATTAAAACAGAAAACGGTGGCATGGTTATTCACGCCGGGGAAGTCTTGAGAGAAGCCATAGCCAAGGCAGAGAATAAATCATGACGAGTGAGAACTTCAAAGAAAGTCAGAACCTCAAGTCTGTAACCACCGCATCAGGTGACTGGTATTGTCTTGGTCGGCCTGAGCACAATAAGGTTGTGAACATCCACGTTGTGTACGAGCCTGGGCAAATGTCCAATGTGAATTTGGCTTTTGCAGAAAAAGTGGAGTTACTATGAGCGATATCGCACTAACAGAGAGCAATCATGAAAAATCGCCAATAGTGGCGACTATGGAGGTTGAGACTATGAAGCAAGGACTACGAGATATAGACTGGGGCCAAGCGGGTGCGGAATTAGCCCGTAGTGACGACGACGAACAGGCAGATTTCTTCAAAGCCTTTGTTCGCGAATGCGCAAGTTGGGGAACTACCTACCAGATCGAAAGGCAGCTGGCAGGTGTCAATCAGAAATTGACGCTGAAAGAAAAACAAACTCTTGCCATGCTTGGTTACTCGGAAGGGAACGTATGAAAAATAGAGCAAAATATTACGGACTAGTCCTCGCAGATGAGCGGAAACGCCAGGGCTACAGCCAAGAAGCCCTTGGCTTGGAGATTGGACTTGGTCAGTCAGAGGTGTCGGACGCCGAAAATGGTAAGCACCTGAAGCGTGACTATGACCCGTTGTGCAACGCTCTAGGCATAACATTCTTAACGCTCATGCTACGCGCTGATGCGCTGGCAAAAGAGGAGGCTGGCCATGAAAAGGGTACTCAATAAAATCCGGCTGATCGAAAACGAGTTGTACTTGCTCGCCAAGGTGGTCGGCGGCAGTGAATGCGACCCTGGCCAGTACTTCCACGATATGGAAAAGGATGAGATATCCAGCCATATTTATGATATCGGCAAGGGCTGGCCATGAAATCGAATGAAATAAAAAGATTGATGAGCCACCTCGCAGAAGCCCACTCGCCTGCAGTCAGCGCGTCTAACCCAGAAGATCAGCCAGACGATATTGACCTGCTCTGTGATATTAGAGATACGATGTTAGAGTGGCTCGACAAGCTCAGGCCGGTTTGTATTGACGCAGCCAGGCTGGAAGACGGTGCGGTGCGGTGTCTCTTGTGCAAAATAGTGGTTGACAGGTACGCGAGCTGCGGACGCTGCGGACAAGAAACAAGTGTCTGCGAGGATTGCCTGGACGGAGAGTGCGTAGTTTGCCAGCAGGAGCGCGACGTGCCTACAAGGCAAGAATTGAATGGAAGGTGAGGAGAGATGGAAAACGAACCGAAAGTAGCGATAGACGTAGCACTGGAAGAAATAGAGGCCTTGTTGAGTGCCGAGGCATCTATTGAAAAGAGGATCGCGGATGTTCAAGATGAATCATGGATCCCTATTTTCTACCTCAAAATGCTACACAACAACAACGCCAAGCGTGCGAAGTTGAAGGAGCAATGCGCTATCAGACTTGCACAGCTGGATACTGAGTTGACTTCGTTGGCCAGGACGTGGATGGTCCCGTGCTGTCGTGAGGTCGAGAAGCAGTTGAAAGATCAGCATGGGGAACGAAAGAGCATAGACACCGAGTATGGCAAGGCAGGATTCAGGACAGTAAGCAAATCCCAGAGAATTGACATTCTTGACGAAGACAAAGCTGTTTCGATCCTGGAATACACTTGCCCTGATGCTGTCAAGAAATCCATCAGGAAAACCGAATTGAAAAAGCATCTCGTGGCGACAGGTGAAGAGATTGATGGAACCAAGGTGGTTACGACGCCCGCGAGAGATATATTCTTTATTGGATCACAGAAATTTGAGGAGCAAGAATAATGGCTGAGTCAGCGAAAAAGAATCCTATCGAAAAGTGCATGGTGAAGATACTTCGAGAAATCGAGGTGATCGGCAAAAACCGAGTAGCCGGAACTGGAAATTATAGCTACAACTATCGCGGAATTGATGATTTTTTCAATGCTATCCACCCTTTACTAGCTAAATACGGCGTATTTCTTTTGCCGAATTATGACATTATTGATAAAACTGAAAGGCCAAAGCTTGACAACCAAGGCAGACAAAACGGGATGTATTCGCTTGTCAAGGTGAAAGGCAGCTTTAGGTTTACTGCTGAGGATGGTTCATTTGTCGAAGCGAGTTGTATTGGAGAAGGAATAGACCCAGGTGACAAGGCCAGCAACAAGGCCATGGCAGCAGCGCTCAAATACGTTTTGATGCAGACTTTTTGCGTGGCTTGCGAGGGCGCGATAGACAGCGAAACAGATTCGCCAACTCCGCAATACCAACAGCAACAGCAGCAGCAACAAGCTCCGCAGCAGACCCAACCGCAGGCCCCTCCGCCCGTAAGCAAAGAAGCCCTGGAGCAGGCTGGCAATGCAATGCTTCAACTCATAATGAACAACACACAATCCGACCGCGCTGAGGCAGCCGCAATAGCGAACGAAATCGCTGTCAGGTTGAGAATCAAACGTGGCACAATCGAAGGAATCAAAGCAATCTCTACGGAGTTCAAGAAAGGTCTTCCAAATGGCTAAGAAAAATTATGGCTATGCCGACATGTTCACAGTTGCAAATCCAAACAACAAACCCGACATGCCTATATACAGGGTTGTTTTTGAATTCAAGGGGCAGGAATTGGTTATCCCGATCTGGCAGAAGAAAAGAAAGGACGGCCAGCTTGTGTTTGACAGAGGTGGCCAGCCAATATTTGCAGGTCCAATCCAAGATGATGATTATATAGGGCAGTCGGACCAAAACCAGGGTCAAGGCTACCAGCCTGACAATCAAACACAAGGCCAGTACCAACCGCCTCAGCAGCAATACAATCAACAACCAGAAGCAGGCGATATCCCGTTCGTGTGAGAATATAATGTTCAAGAAAAAAACAAACAAATATAACGCCAAGCGTACTTTTTCGGAAATCATGCACCGTGCTTTTGATTCTGGTGATGAACGCGAGTATGCAGAGCACCTTTATGAGCGAGAGCAAAAAGGTGAGATCGACGATTTGAAATTTCAACAGTCGATTGATCTTGGCCGTGGCGTGAAGTTGAGGGTTGATTTCACTTACATTGAACACTGCTGCTCCATGTCAGTCGAAGTTCCTCAATTGGTTTATGATGAGTTTAAGGGCTTTTCGACTGATATCTGGAAGCTCAAGAAACGCATCTGGTCGCTCGGTGCTGGGCCTGGAATACTGTTCGTGACTTACAAACGAGGCAAAGGTTGGCGGCGGACATACTCCCGTGAAGAGATCATCCCGGTCGGCTTCGATCCGCTTCACCCTGACGCGCCTCGACGGATGGAAAAACTGGCAGTGCTGATAGGCTCGTGGAAGCCGAAAAGCAAAAAACAAATCAAAGCGAAAACAGCAGCAATCGAATTAATAGAAAAGGAAATGGATAATGGATGATATGATCCTCCAAGGGACCGGATACTCAATAACACCATGCAGCCTGCAAATCGACGAGGGCCTGCATATCGAAGATTTCAGGGTACTTATACAGCAGATACATAGGATGCGAACCGCCGGGCACTGGGCGTTGGGCGATGCCATGAACTATGGTGAGAGGAATTACGGCGATGGGCTTTATGACCAAGTTTCTGAGCTAACTGGTTTTGCATACGGTACTTTGCGAAATGATAGCATGGTCGCTCGTGTATTTGAATTGTCACGGCGCCGTGACAATCTATCGTTTGCCCATCATCAGGTTGTATGCTCAAAACAGCTCACCCGCAGCCAGGCAGATGACTTACTTGAGCAGGCTTCGCATGAAGGGTGGACGCTTGAGGAGCTTCGAGGAAAGAAGCAACTGTTACTTGAACCCCCGGAATCCCCGCCTGCGGCCAAGCCACTAGAGCCCCCAAAACCTGACCATGATGTCATCGAAACGCTTGGGTTGCTTTCTGGCAAGACTATACCGAACCAAAAGATAGCTGACGATATCGCCCAGGCCAAGCTGGATGTGGAGCCATTTATCAAGGGGATGGCCCTTGTGAATAAGACGGTCAAAAAATGGGTAATGTCGCCAACACAACACCCTTGTTTTGTCGGGTTCACCTCATTCAGCCAGCTTCAAGTCGATATTAAGAACGTGATAAATCAACTCAAGAAAGCGGTTCCGGCTGTGCTTTGTGCTTATTGCGGTGGCGATGGATGTCAAGAGTGTTGCGAACGCGGATGGCTGAATCAGTTCGCATCCAAGACGACCGTGCCGGAGGAATTGAAAAGTGAGTAGCTATCAACTTCGGCCATATCAGAAAGAAGCGGTTGACGCCATTTTCGAGGCATGGAAAGAACATCAATCAACCCTTGTGGTCATGCCTACCGGCGTGGGCAAGAGCGTACTGTTTTCAGAGGTTTTGAAGCGAACCCAAACATGGGGACGTGGCATGGTGCTTGCTCATCGTGGCGAGTTGATTCACCAGGCAGCAGAGCATATCGAACGGGCCACTGGGATACACCCTGATATCGAAATGGCGGAATATGTAGCGAACGAAAGCTCGTGGGGCCAAGCACCTGTGATTGTCTCATCGATACAGACTCAATGTGCGGGCAAAAATGGTGGTAGGATGCAGAAGTTCGATCCTAACGACTTCGCTATTATTGTAGTTGACGAGGCACACCACGCAACCGCTGACACATATGTTCGAGTGATTGATTATTATAAGCAGAATCCGCGAGTGAAGATTTTGGGAGTCACCGCCACGCCAGACAGGGCAGACGAAGAGGCTTTGGGGCAGGTGTTTGAATATTGTGCCTACGATTATGAACTGCCTGACGCAATTCGCGACGGTTGGCTTGTGCCGATTGAAGCGAGTGCGGTACATGTTGAGGGGCTTGATTATTCCTTGATCAGAACAACCGCAGGAGACTTGAACGGTAAAGACCTGGCTGCGGTGCTTGAGGATGAGGAGCCATTGCATGAAATGGCTCAGGCTACGGTAGAGGCGGCAATGGGATTGAAGCCTCACGCGCTTGACCCTGTGGCCGATCTTGCGAGAGACGACATAGGATTGTTTCATGCAGAAATGAAGACATGGCTGGAGAGTAATCCGCCTGCAAAGACGTTAATATTCACAGCAAGCGTTGAACATGCCAGGCTATTTTCCCTTGTCTTGAATCGATGGATACCAAATTCTGCAGAATGGGTTTGCGGCAAAACAAACAAGGATGATCGCAGGGTAATGTTTGAGCGATATGCAAATGATAACTTCCCGTTTTTGTGCAATGTTGGAGTTGCTACCGAGGGCTTTGATGAGCCTAATATCAAGCTGGTTGTCATGGCAAGGCCGACGAAAAGCCGAGGCCTCTACAGCCAAATGACAGGCAGGGGAACTAGGCCGTGTCGACTCATTGCCGTTGCGTTGAATGAATGCTTTGATGCTTTAGCTCGTCGTGCGATGATTATGGCTAGTGAAAAGCCAATATTGAAACTGCTTGATTTTGTTGGGAACGCTGGAAGGCACAAACTGGTATCTGCTGCTGATATCTTGGGCGGCAACTATCCAGATGAAGTAATTGTCCGTGCTGGCGAAATGATGCGGGAGACGGAAGAACCAAAAAAGCCAGAAGAGATTCTTGAAGAGGCTCTTGAACAGATAAAGATTGAGGCAGAACAGGCTGCGAACGAGGATGCGAGAAAGAAAGCCAAGCTGTTAATTAAATCTGTCTACAAAACCGTGAGGATCAAGAATCTGTTTGATCGAATATCCGTCGAGCCTCAAAGGGAACGGGCATGGCACAAAGGAAGACGCCCGACTGATAAGATGCAGGCGTACCTCGAAAGAAAGGGAATGTGGGATAAAAATCTGACCTATACGCAAGCCAGTGTGTTGATTCAAGGGCTTGTCGACCGGCAAAGCAATGGCGTCTGCACCCCGAACCAGGGGAAGATACTGGAAAGATTTGGGTACTCAAAAGAAATGACATTCAAGCAGGCGTCGAGGACTATTGACGCTATCAAATTGAACGACTGGAAAAGACCAGAAGAGGCGATAGCATGATCTACCAGAAAACAATTTGGGGCCGGGTTTCGAGAAGAAGCCGCTGTCCGATTTGTGATGCTCCTGACTGGTGCTCTGTTTCGAGTGATGGCAATGTTGTGTTTTGCATGAGGACGATATCTGAAAAACCAGTCGAGACTAAACACGGGCTTGGGTATATCCATAAGCTGACGGGTGAAATGCAAGAGGTAGCAAAGCGGGTCTGCCGACGACCTGCGATAGCGAAACGACGGCAGAGCATTTGCGGCGACTTGTCGAAGCGTGCGCAGGAATCAATCATTCTTGCCAACTTCGTAGACCTTGCTCGTACCCTGGGCGTGTCTTGCGATTCACTCAGGCGGTTGCATGTAGGTTGGTACGAAGAGTGGCATAACGATAAGCATTACTCAGGCTGGTCATTTCCTATGAGGAGTACACGAGGCGAGACGGTTGGGATGCGCATCCGCAACGGACGGGCGAAATTTAGTGCCCCAGGATTCACTGAGGGGTTGTTTATTCCTGATGGTATTCCTCATCGCGGCGGTCGGCTGTACATCGTCGAGGGGCCTACAGACTGTGCAGCGATGCTTGATTTAGGTGGGCATTGCATTGGACGCCCAAACTGTTCTGGCGGAGTCGATGACCTGCTTTCCTGGGGCAGGAAGCGAGAGGTTATAATTATAGCTGACAGGGATAAGGACAAAATCCGACCGGATGGGTCGAAGTGGAATCCAGGCTGGGACGGCGCGATCGATCTGGCCGAGAAGATGGTGCATTCTGCCAAAACATTGTATGTGATGAAACCAATCGGCGCGAAAGATGTTCGAGAATGGTCGAAGAAGAATCCGAAATTAAACGAAGCGGCTGTATTTCTTGTAGCGAAATCACAAGGCGCATGGCCGCAACAAAAGAAAAGTGAATGATGATGAATAAATATAAAGATTGTGGCGGCGGGACACTAATTCCCTCCGGTAAAATACAACATGGCTTTGCCAAGGCTGTGTTTGCCTCCAACCAAGACCATGCCGTGGACGTGCACGAGATGGTCGGAAAGGATGAATGATGGATAAATTACAAAAAGACATCGGGCTGTTGAACAAGTCCATCGAACACTGGGAGCGGATGAGGGGTGACCGCGAGGGCGGGGATGAGCCGTCTGGAAGCAACTGCCCACTATGCAAAAAGTACTTCAAAACTCGGGGGTGCGGACCGTGCCCGCTAGTCCCATCGTTGATATGTACGAGACTGTATGTCAAGGCCATAATCACCTTCCATGGGTTCAATCTGCAACCATGGAAAAGAGCCGCAACCGCTGTCATCGACGCGATCACTATTGTCCGGGATGGCCTGGTTGGTAAAAAGGAGAACTCTGCCAACGCAGGCGACTTGATCAAGAAAGTCGAATCAGCCCAGAAAGATGCGGCTGGTAGCCAACGGGTTTACAAGGAGAATGAAAATGGATAAGTTATTCCCGACCATCCTGCTGACTCTTGATGTTGCGGCGGCAATCGTGTACATGGCAGGGCACGACTGGCGCAAGGCGATTTATTGGCTGGCGGCGGCGGTGCTGACGACCGTTGTGACTTATTAATGATAACAAACAAGGAAGGACGTGAATGATGAATAACATGATATACATATGCAGCCCCTATACCAGCAAGAGTCAGGCTACACAATACCGACTTGACACCCTAGAGAGGCTGAAATGAAGAACATTGAACCAAGAGACATGAGAACCTTAGCCAAGGAATTCACAGGCCAGGAGCCAGGGAATGTCGCGATGGCGAATCTCGTACACCATAACCGCGAAGTTGACGCTGAAGAGGATTCGTTGGCAAGACGGATGGGCGAGAAGCTACCACAAAGGGGTGGGTGATAGAACATGCAGTCAAAAAAAGAGTGCTTAGAGAAAATAACTGCTGTGTTAGGAGGCGAATTGGATGGATGCATATTAAATCAAGATTGCCTAGAAATCATGAAGGACATGCCCGATGGGTGTGTGGATGCAGTGGTGACAGATCCGCCGTATGGGATGGCTTTTCGATCTAATTATAGGCTGGATAAACATAAGGATATAGCTGGTGATGCTGATCCGAGGTTGCTAGAATGGGTTTGTTCAATTCAAGTGAATCATTCGCGATATGTATTTTGCCGATGGGATAATTTACTAAGTCACCTACAACCAAAGAGTTGTATCACATGGGTCAAAAACAACTGGTCAATGGGGGATTTGCTTCATGAACACGCAAGACAAACTGAGCTAATATTGTTTTGGCCGGGGGACGATCACGGCTGGGCACAGGGGAGGCCGAAGGATGTTGTTTATTCAGCAAGGTCTGGCAACAATAACCACCCAACCGAAAAACCAGTTGATTTAATGCTGCAGGTTATTAAGTGGACAAAAGGCGTTATCCTCGACCCATTCTGCGGCTCAGGCACAACATGTGTAGCTGCCAAGAAACTTGGCCGTAGATATATAGGTATCGAACTCGACCCGAAGTACGCTGAGATAGCCAGGCAGCGGGTGAAGTCAACGCCCAAGCCCCTTTTCGACATGGATGACGTGAAAGCCGAACAGCATTCGCAACTATTCACCCTGGCTGATCACTGATATACTCACCCAACCCATCCGGTCGGATGGCGGCAAGCGGGAGGTCCATCTGTTTCAGCAGGTGGTCTCTCGTTCGCTTCATCATGTCCAGAAACTCGGTCTTTCCACGATCTTTCGCCCATTGGATAGCATCGTTTAGCGTCCTGAGCTTTTCCGCCGGCGTCATGGCCTGTAATTTCTCCATCCATTCATAACTCATAACTCTAGTCCTTTCATAAAGTAAACGGCTACCTATTCCCCGCCTCGCAAGGCAGGGTGTAGGGGGTCGTTCAGTATCCGCCGCCGTATCCGCCGCCGTATTCGTCGCCGCCGCCACCGCAGCCGTATCCGTATCCGCCGCCGTATTCGTCGCCGTATTCGTCGCCGTATCCGTCGCCGTATCCGTCGCCGTCACCGTCACCGTAGCCATCGCCGTAGCCATCGCCGTTGATGTTACTCACAGTTCCCACGCCCCATCTGCACAGTCATATACAGCCATGGTCGACTGTACTCTGACTGTTTTTTGTTTGCCAAGCTTCGTTTTTGGGGTAGGGCCATCGCAAAGCTCCGCGATATGTTTCGTAGTCCCCCAGTAAACAACACATCGCGCGTCGTGTATTGTGATAAAACCAAGATCGTCTTGGATAAGGGATGTTTTGCCCACAAATAGCAGCCCTCGATTGTCTACAAGCACCAACCGTGTTGCTTCGCCGACGGTTGATGCTTCTCTGTACTTCCGTCCGTCGATAATTACTTCTTTTTCCATGATCATTATTCCTTTCATTCGCCATTATTGGCAATATCTACTTATCAATAACCATCAAAATTACGTCAGGGGCGTCCTGGTATGCAGGCCGCCCTCGAATGTTCCGCCCTCGAATGTTCCGCCCTTGAAGAGTCCGTCCACGAATGTTCCGCCATGGAATGTTCCGCCATGGAAGAATCCGCCATGGAAGAATCCGCCCGTGAAGGTTCCGCCCTCGAATATTCCGCCCGTGAATATTCCGCCCTCGAATAGTCCGTCCTTGAAGGTTCCATCCATGAAGAGTCCGCCCTCGAAGAGTCCGCCCCAGAAGAGTCCGCCCTTGAATAGTCCGTCCACGAATGTTCCGCCATGGAATGTTCCGCCATGGAAGGTTCCGCCCTCGAAGAGTCCGTCCACGAATGTTCCGCCCCAGAATGTTCCGCCCGTGAAGGTTCCGCCATATACCAGGGCGTTAGGGCCGATATATACGCCTCTGTCAATAAAAGCATCCTTATATACCCATCCGCCTCCGTTTTTGTGATGATGCCAACCATTAGATGACTTTGGCAGGTCTGGGTGCAGCTGCCTAATTTCTTTCCAGTTCATAATCTCAATCCTTTCATTCGCCATTATTGGCAAAGCCATTTTACTTACCATCATCAGTCCTGGGGCAAACAACGCCCAAGAATAGCCTGCGATGCTCTCTCAGCGTCCTCAAGTGTCCAAATGAACGCTCTGCCCATCTTCTTCGGCGGCGAGAAGTCGCCTTCGTAAATCCGACGTTGCAACTTCGCGGGTGTAATGCCCAACATATTCGCAATTTGTTTTGTGCTAAACACTTTGTCTCCGATCAGTAAAGGGTTACGAGTGATAATCTACCGCTGGCAGGCCTACTTTGTGGGTTTGTCAAGTTTGTAGAGCCTCATCCATGCGTATATATGTTCAATATGTTGCCGATATTCTTTCTGCTGTTCTTCGGAGTAATTATGCTTTTCTGCGCATCTCTCTCCGTTTTCCGCCCACCACGTCACTGGCTTGAGGATACAGCCCACCCTAGTAAATCCAGGCGCTGCGTACTGTACGGTGTAGCGAACCGGTTATCACGAGCGGCGTCCTGGTATGCAAGCCGCCCTCGAATGTTCCGCCCACGAAGGTTCCGCCCTCGAATATTCCGCCCATGAAGGTTCCGCCCATGAAGAATCCGTCCATGAATGTTCCGCCCTCGAAGAGTCCGTCCACGAAGGTTCCGCCCATGAAGAGTCCGCCCGTGAAGGTTCCGCCATCGAAGAATCCGCCCCAGAATGTTCCGCCCTCGAATATTCCGCCCCAGAATGTTCCGCCATATACCAGAGCGTTAGGGCCGATATATATATCGCTGTCAATAAAAGCATCCTTATGTACCCATCCGCCTCCGTTTTTGTGATGATGCCAACCATTAGATGACTTTGGCAGGTCTGGGTGCAGCTGCCTAATTTCTTTCCATGTCATAATCTCAATCCTTTCATTCGCCACTATTGGCAAAGCCTGGCGGGGACAGGCAGGGTGTGACTTAGTTTTCACAGTTGATGTAAGATTGCACGGTTACGCTGGCCACCTTTTCTGCTGCCTGCGCCATGGCGTGGTCGATCTCGCTGGCTATCTTTGCCTGGAGGATTTTAAGCCAATCATCGCTAGCAGTCATCCATGCGTATGTGTCAAACTCGTCGGTGTCTCGCTCGTCACCTTGTGTTGTGTCGTCCAGTGGTTCGATCGTCTCTGGGACTTCGATCGAAACAACCCTGCCCGGCCCGCCATTCCAGTATTCAAATCGACAGTTGAAATCAACTACAACTTCTAGCGTTTCACACTCTAGCGACTCAGCGAACTCTCCGCCTGCCGTGCTGATCGGTTCGCAGTCATCCTTGTCGAGGCCTGCGATGATTTGGCAAGCAATCTCGGCGTCAATATCGTTTTCGATAGCTGCCTGGTCGATAGCTGGCGCAAGATATTGTTCTCTCAGGATTTCGTTGTTGCTACAAATGTGAATTGTCATTTTTAGTAGTCTCATTTTTAGTTCCTTTTTCGCCATTATTGGCAAAAGCCTGGCCCGGAGTTGCACCGGGCACTGCTGGCAGGGTGTTGGGGGGGGGTCGTTATCGGTTGCGATTGAATTGGCCCAGGTCATCATCTGTAATCGGTAAGTCGCTCTCGATTGAGGTGATCGCCCCGTGCTGCTGCTGATAATTACACATCTCCCGCATCCACTCGTCCTGCTCGATTCGTTCTTGATCGGTCAACATAATAGTCTCCAGTAAAGTAAGGGGTTCGGTTTCGTATGTAGCGTTTACGCTGCGGCAAACTTTGCTTTGGCCAGCCATGATGGGATTATAACCGCGTCCATCGGGCCGTTTGCTCTGAGAAGAATCTGCGTTTTCGATTTCGGCAACCAGATTTCCATGCCGCCGATTGACTCTTGGCCCATATAATTGGCCACTGAAAAAAGGACTGCTTTTTCTGTTTCGCGTTTGACCGAACCGTAAAAAGTCTCGCCCTCGTTTTCGGTTTTTTTTAGCATCTTCTTGACCGCTGCCAAGACGGCCGCCGGAGTCGTTTTCATCTCTTCAATTTTCAGCTTGCCCTCTTCAATCATCCAGGCCAGGTGAGAAATTGAATAAGTCTTGCCGTCGATTTTCATTTTCTTTGCCATGCTCTTTGCCTTTCATTTGGTTGTTATTGTTACAACACTTTCATTGTAACACTCATCGGCCAGAATTCAAGCCCGACTTGAGAAAAAAATAAAAAATTATATCCCAAGACAAAACCAAGACTTACAACCGTAACGATAATAATTATCGCTAAATAACGCCGAAATGCTTATATTTTTCTGTATTAACATACAGAGGGTGTTAACATAGCCCACATGCTTACTGAGATGTTAAACAATCGGCAAATCGATATTCTCAATCTCTATTATTTTGAAAACTACACGCAAGAAATGATTGCCGAACTGTTCAAAATATCGCAATCAGCCGTATCCCAGACGATCTCAACAGCAAAACGCAAGGTCAAGGCCAAAGCAGGCTATGACTTTGTGCACAGAGCACACGCACAAACCGCAATAAGCAGGGGAGTGCTGAAGGAATATTATAATTGTGCCAACCCAGGCAGTAAGCATGACTGATGATCCCACAAACGAGGGCTCTCCTGAGTGGAAGAAGCTTACGATAAAGCAACGCATGTTCGTCCAAACATACTTCGATAATGGGTTCAATGCTACAAGGGCAGCTATCACAGCAGGTTACAGCAAAAAAACAGCCAAGGATATCGCCTGTGAAAACTTAGCTAAACCCAATATCAAAGCTGCGATTGCCGCTGAGATGAACACGCGAGGTTTATCGCCAGACAGGCTGATGAGGGAAATCGCCCGTATTGCCTTCGCTGATGATACTCTCGCCATGGAAGAGTGGCTGACTGGCCACCGGACGATGGCAGAATTAGTAAACAGTGGTGACCTTTCTGGTGGTGTCGTTCAATCGATGAGCCTGACCGATAAGGGTCGAAAGATCACGATGTACTCGAAGCTGGCTGCACTTGAGCAGCTTGTGAAGATACAAGGCTTGATAATCGACCGCACAGATATCAATGCCAGAGTTGAAAACGTGGCCCCTGTCTACCACCCAACAAACGAGCAGCTGGAAATCGACGCAGCGAAAAGGAATGGGCCTAAGTGATGCGAGCAGGAATCGAGATCACCTCCCGCTGCAATCTGGCCTGTCCGTTTTGCGGTTACGCTACGATGGAGCGGGCCAAAATCGACATGCCCCGCAGCCTGTGGCAACCGATATTCGAGGACATCCGCGATAACGGTCATGAGCTGCGGTCGATGGCGCTCTACGGTGAGCCGCTCCTAAGCGAGCAATACATTCCTGCCCTGCGATACTTGGCTGAGAACGTGATGTACGTCACGAACGCTTTCTACACGAACGCGACATTATTGACGCCCAAAAAGACTGACGAACTTATCGAATCAGGTTTCTTCAACGTCCACCGGCGAACCCGCAAAGTATGGCTGGGCCTTGATACTTTCGATCATGAAGTGTATCGCAGGCTGAGGGGCGGGAACTGGATTGAGACGGCAGAGAATATCGAATATTTCCTTGATGCAGGTGGGCGTGACTTGCCTGGAGTTGCTGTCCAACTTATGCGCACCTGCCTCAACGAGGACGAATCGCCTGAGCCGATGCAAGACTATTTCAATTGCGATATAGCTGTCCGTGAGGTGGGCAGGCAGTTCAACAAGGCCAATGACATGACCGTCAAGGCGTTCGAGGGCGATTGCAGGCCTGATTGTCGGGAATTATGGGGAACCATCTGGATATCGTCTGATGGACGGGCAACGGCCTGCTGCATCGATGGCGAGTTTGAGATGTCGTTCGGCGGTTTCCCAGGACAATCGCTGCAAGATCTGGCCGGCTGCGCAACCCTGAAAGACCAGAGAGAAAACTTCGGAAAACAAAACTACGACGAACTAACCCTGTGCCAAAGGTGCCACGGAGATGAGCCGAGAGGCAGGAGATGAATGATGGCCGAAAACACAAAGAAGACCGAGACCAAAGAAGCACCCAAACCCAAAGAAGAGCAGGCCAGCTACCAGGCAGGCAACCTCAGCAAGATCAAGGAGCCGAAGTAGCGTGTGGACAGACCAACGACAAGACCGGCATTATGGATGTTCATCGCTGGATACCTTGGTATCGAGTTGCCGTTTACGGCCTTCTCGCCGGGTTTTAGCACACCATTCGATTTCGTAGCCGATGCGTTTTTCAATCCGCAAAAGGACATTGCGGCCTGGGCGAACCGCTCGGGCATAAAGACACTTGGCGCGTCAATCCTTGCGGCGCTCGAGTACCGATTCGCTGACAACCTGCAATCGCGGGTATTGAGCGGCTCGGAAGATCAGGCCAAGAATATGTATTCTTATTGGGCAAAGTTCTGCGACAGCTTCCTGGCCGACAGACTTGATGACAAGTCGGTAAAGCAGATGCTTACCAAGATCGGCGGCGGCAAGATGGAAATCCTATCGGCCTCGCAACGAAGGGTGAGAGGCCCGAAGGTTCACCGTCTTTATGAAGATGAACTCGACGAGATTGACACCGAACTCGACGAAGCCGCGGCTGGCATGATTGCATCAAGCGACGAGCACCCAGGCAGGACGATCTACACTTCGACATGGCACAAGGTCAACGGGGCCATGCAAAGGCTTATCGAGGCCTCGCCAGGCAACGGCGTGACGGTTCACCGGTGGGCTTTATGGGAGTCGATCCAGAACTGCGACGAGGACAGGCACGGTTACGGGACGGGCTGCAAGACTTGCGGTCTTGCTCCGACGTGCCTTGATAAAGCCCGGCAGATCGACCCCAGAGCGAAGATCGGTATCGCATCGAAGGCACGCGGCCTCTACCGCCTCGACGACGCTATCAAGGCCTATCGCAAGCTCGGCAAAGCAAGCTGGGGGGCTGAGTACCTGTGTCTAAGACCAAGCGTCAAAGGTGCTGTATACCCCGCGTTCGACGGAACCGTTCATTGCACGACAAAGCCGCCGGCGGCACTTAAGATATACCGGGCGATTGATTGGGGTCTTAATGTATTCGTCTGCCTCTGGGTGGGCGAAGACAAAAACGGCACGGCTTATGTGCTTGACACTTACCGCAGCGAGATCGGTACGATTCCGCAGCACATCAAGCACATCAAAGAACATAAATACCAGAATATCGCAGCGACTTACGTTGACCCGGCAGGACGCAACCGCAACGACCAGACCGGCAAGAGCAATATAGACGTCTTCCGTGAGGCTGGCATCGAATGCCGCTTCACAATGACCAAGAGGCTGCGAAATGTCCAGAACGGCATCCGCCTGGTAGCAGACAGGCTTGAACCCAACCAGGGCCCGCCGCGTCTCATGGTGGTACAGTCAGCGAACAATGCCGCTTTCATCAAGGCAATGCAAAGTTATTGTAACCGCAAAGTCAACGGGATATTCATACCGGAGCCGCAAGATCCCCAAGAGTTTGAGCATATCCCAGACGCACTCAGATACTTCATAGTCAACCGCGAGACAACCAACGTGGTGGTCAAAGCATACGGAGCCAATTGAGATGGCTGAGCCTACGACATTCGACCCGACAAGCAAATCCGCTCTTTACGACAAATATGCGCCCGGGTGGCAGCTTGCCATCGACTTCTTTGAAATGGCAGAGCATGTGCTCCGCGATGGCACATACCTTGATCGATTCGGCGAAGGGTCCGACAAGGCGGAATCGGCTTCTCAATTTGAGTGGCGAAAGATAGCGTCATTCGCTATGGACATCTGCTCCGAATTGGTCGGTATTCGAGTCGGCAACATTTTCAGGACTAACCCTGTCAGGTCGTTTGAAAACTCGCCGTATGCCACCCAAATTAAAGGCTTCCTTTCCGATGTTGACGGGGGCGGAACGTCAATGAACACCTTTATGAAGCGGACTTTGGTTAAGTACTACGTCAACGGCGTAGATATCGTCGTGGACAAAACAGGCCTGCTTTTCGAGCCTCAGAACCTCAAAGAAGAAGAAGAGGCAGGGGCCAGGCCTTATTTGATGGCTCTCGGCCCTCTGCAGCGGCTTGATTGGGCGTGCGACTATTCAGGAAAATATAAATGGGTCCGGTACGATCTCGGGGAGAAGCCCCGAGAAGCCGAAGAGTCGGAGGCAGGTAGTCATCAATATTTGACGCTGTCAGAATCGTCTTGGACGCTGTACACATCAAGCGTTGACAATGAAGAAACCAGCGTCGTAGAGGTCCATGGTCCCATCGCTGGCGGAAATGTTCCTGTCATCCCGTTCTACTGGAGCGAGTCCATCAAGGCTGATGCCGTCAAGGTTCCGATTCCACTGCTTGACCGACCTGCTCCAATCGCAAGAGCGATGTTGAATCTTGTGAGCCAGGGGCAGCTTGATATACTCATGTCGATCGGCATGATAGCAGTGTTCGGTGTCAAAGCCGACCAACTGCCAACCGAGGTCGGCCCGATGTGCTTTTTGGGCTTCGACGAAGGCTCGACACTCCAGCATGTCACCCCGGATGTGTCGCATATCGAAGAGAAGCGTAATTGGCTTGGCATGATGGGGACTCAAATTCTTCGCTTGGGCAAACTGACTGGTGTTACAGGCGAACTCATGGGACGGGCGTCGTCAGGCTTGCAGGTTGCGATTGAGCGAACCGACCTCGACAATGAAATGGCTGCGACTGCTGGCCAGGCTGAGCAGGTCGAAGAGGATATTATGAGACTGATGGTATCCCGGTCTGTTGGCAAAGAAGTGACAGCAGAAGAGCTTGGTTACAGCGTCGAATACAACAAAAAGTATATCTTGGTCGGCGTGAACAGCCTGCTTGAAGAGGCGAAGTTGTTTACCGAACTTGGGGTCAATAAGAAAGTGCCTGAGTTGATGCGAGTGATGCTTGACCGCTTCAAATCGGCAGTCATCAGGCCAAGCGACGAGAAGAACAAGCTGATCGACAAGGAAATCGCGGCTGCGGATTTCGAGGGTGAGTTCGACGTGCCTGGCTTGGGCGAAATAGCCGACGGCCAGCCCGATGACCTGAGTGTTGAAGATGCCTGATAACATCCGCCAATCAGTAGCGACTGCCAGGCCCGTAGTTGATGGCATTGTCTGGCGTGACGACATGCACAGCATTATATCCCGGTACGCAAAAACGCTGCTTTATACGAGCACGAAATCTACTGCCAGGCTTCGCAAGGAAGTCCTGACGTACTACACGAATGAGGTTATTAGGCAGGCCAATCTAACCGGGCTAAAGACAGCAGAGCCAATCCTTAAGGCCCTCGGATCACCCATAGAGGCAGTCAGAGGCAAAGCCCTTCGGCGACTGGCCACGTGGACGGCGAACAATGTCAAGGCGTTTCGGCAAGAGTTGAATCTTGCCAAGGTGGTGCTTGACGGTGAAACACAAGCCGCTTTCTTCCGGGCCACACGCGATGATGTAGGCCGCAAGACGCTTGTAGACTCGCTGACTAAAGCCAACCGCGACGACATGGCTGCGATACGCAAAGCCAACAATCGAATCAGATCGGCCCGGACGAAACTTGCCAAGGCTGAGAAAGTCGGCAACTCCGCGACGGTCAAGGCTGCAAGGCTGGAGATGACCAAGGCGCGGGCGGCACGCGCTACAAAATCAATGCTTGGCCGATTCGAGGAGCAAATTCAAGCGGCCACCCGTGATTCTGTCAGGAGGCAGATAGCACGGTCAAGGAAAGCCGCTTTTGAGCAAGCTTACGGCGTCGGCGTCAAGCGGACATGGGTTGCCGTCAATGGTTCAGGTGCCTGCCCGCAATGTGACGAACGGCACGGGCTGATATGCCCGTCAGAGACAGGCGGAGAACCAGGCAGCGGGCAGACTTATTGCCAATCATCCTGCATGTGCCAGGCCGTACCTGAAAAGTATCTTGTGGGCAATCCGATCCCGGAGCCCATCGTTGCATAACCAGAGGCAGTGGCCTCACAGACGCCCTGTCGGGCAAAGGACGAATCATGGCAGATTTTAAAAAAGAACTTGACTGGGCAATTAAATCCCTTGGCCTGTCGGACTGGGAATTTGAGCTCGAATATCAAAACAGAGGCAAAAGACCGCCATGGACTGGCGAAATAGAGGACGATGTCGATGGATGCTGTAAGCCTGTGGCGAGGTACAAAACCGCTTACATGTGGATTGACCCGGAAGGCGATAATCCCATCAAAGTATTATTCTACGAAATGATTCGAGTGGTGATGACTGATATCGGTGTTGATCAAAACGAACACAATTGCCACCAGGAGTTTTCTTGGAATATGATGTCGCAGATTATGGTAATTGCATATTCAGCAGACGTAGCCACACAATAGGGCAGAAGCCCAAAGGACGAATCATGGCAGAAAACACAACAACCGAGACGACTACCGACGATACGCAAACTGCTGACACCGTTCCGATGGATAAGCATCGAGCAACAATCGCAGAGTCAAAAAAGTACCGCTTACAACGACAGGATGAAGAGGCCAAGAACGCCGAATTGCAAGCGAAGCTCGACGAGTACAAGACCCGCGAGAACGATGCCGCAAACGCGGACCTCGAAGCCAAAGGCGAGTTTGAAAAGCTCAAAGAATCGATAACGACGAAATTCAACGAAGACCTTGCCGCTCACAAGGCAACCATCGATTTGCAGGCAGCAGTAATACAGGATATGGCAGTCAAAAAGGAGCTACTTAGCCTGTTGGCTGATGCCAACGTCACAGGCGTCGAATCGGCACTGCGATTGATACAGAACCCATCAGGACGACGGGCTGTGGCAGAACTCAAAGACGGCAATGTTGTAACGTCGATCGTAGACGCTGCTGGCAACCCCGTGTTTGCCTCTGGAGATGGCGCGAACCCAATGGCACTAAAAGAGTTTGTTGACGGGTGGCTCGCGACTGACGACGGCAAACGATACCTGCCACCCTCCGGGGACTCAGGCAGCGGTGGTCGGCAGGGCGGCGGGAAAGCAGACGCGAAAATGACTCAGAAATACTTCATAGGCAATCCGATCGAGGCTGTGAATTACATTCGAGAACATGGAAAAGATGCTATATCAAAATTACCGAAAGAATGAGGCAGTCGTCTCGCAGATAGGCCAGAAGGTCATAACATTAACTTTTTTCTTAGGAGTCTATCATGTCAGACGCACTATCAGCACGCAGTGACGCAACGATACCAGAAATCCTCGACAGCATTCGTTACCTCGGGGTAGCCGAGAAACTCGACATCTTCAACGCTGCAACCGGAGGGGCCATTGTTCTTGAGTCGCGCCCTGCCCAGCTTGCCGCTTCTGGAGGCGAGTTTACCAAAATGAACCGGTTTAAAGAGATTTCAAGCCTTGTCAATCATATGGATGAGGCGAATCCGACCGGAGCAATCGATACGCTCAAACAAGAGCAAGCGGCTGGCTCGACGGTATACCAAGCCCAAAGGATTGGCCCCGTAGCACTCAATAGTGACTACGCAATTACAGGCCAGGCAACCCCAGACCAGTGTGTCGCTAACCTGGCGACTCAGTTTGCTGAACAGCAGCTCGTGACGATCAGAGACAACCTGCTTGCTGCTGGAGTTGCGGCAATTGCGGCGATGGATACGCCCAGTGCGGATTACCACATCCTTGACGTTGCCAGGGGCAAGGTTACTGGCGCGGCTGTGACAGCAACATTCTCCTACCTGAATACGCTTAGGGCAAAGATGGGCGATCGGTTGAGCGACATAAAGACCTGGGTCATGCCGTCTGCTGTGTACAAGGACTTGATCGGTGACTCTCTTGCCAACTACAAGGTTGACCAAATCGCTGGTACTCATTTGTATCGGGAGATCGATGCGTTATTCGGTGGCAACCTGGTTGTGGTTGACAGTCCAAGCCTGACCGAGGCGCTTACCAGTTCGTATCCCACTGAATACTTCGTACTAGGCCTTGGCAAGAACGCATTGCGGGCAACCATCCTGCACGATTCGCCTGTGAAACAGGCTGTCACACTCGACACCGAAGTTGATAGCGAGATGTATCGTTCTAACTTCTACGTCGAGTACGCAATTGCTGGAATGAAGTATGATCAGAATCCAGCGAACCCGACCAATGCCGAGTTGGCGACCACTGCCAACTGGGACGAAGACCTTGACGATCATCGCCAGTGCCCAATCGTCATGGGTGTGTTCAACGCTGCATAAGAATCCTTTCTGCCCTCGGGGTGAGTGGGCTTGTCTTGCTTGCCCCGGTGGTTTAATAGAATGAAACTAAATAACGCGATCTTGATTGTTGGTAATGGCCCGTCTGTTGATCAGATGCCTAGGAAATTCTGGCAAGATTGGCAAGGGCGAATCATCGGCACGAATCGTAGCCTGGTTGTCAAGGCATTACAGGGTGTTGATGTCGAGGCGGTTGTCATCCGCGATCGGTCAACGCAGTTGTGGGTAGACCAGTCGCTAGGCTCGAAGTACAAGACGCTGTGGAAGTCGTCTGATGCCCACAGGGTCATCACGGAATCAGCCAGGAATCTTCCGTTCGACGAGATGTTGACGTTTGTCGCCGGTTGGCAGGTTTCGCCGCCAGACACATCGAGAAGCAAGCCTGTAACAAAGGTGATGAAATCCGGAAGTGTAGTACTTGCAGCCGCCAACTGGGCATGGTGTTGCGGTGTCCGAGAGATTTACCTTATCGGCGTGGACTACCACGGTGGTCATGCAAAGATGATTCCTCCATTCGACGCCGATACTCGTGGCTCAGGCGGTTGTTTGCCAGAGCATAAGCATGTAATTGAAAAAGAATTCAGCGAGGCCGTTGCTGCGGTTGAGTATCGCTGTGGTTCGCTGGTAAACTTATCGCAGAACAGCCAATTGAGGGCAGTTCCGCACAGCAGAAAGGATGCATCATGGATATTGTAGCACTAGCACCGACAAGTAATTCTCAGTTCAGGCGAGAGAAAAAATGGGAGAAACTTATGGAAATATTAAATTTCCCTGAAGTTTCTACGCTCGGAGCATACAAAGGTGGCGTCTTATTGCGAAAGCCAGCAGAGATTATCGTCTCTGACACCCGCCCTGTTTTTGTCCAA